GAACGCCTGGAAGAAAAGGCTGAACGCTTCCTTAATCTTGTTGCCGACGATCTGCAGTCCCTTGACGAGGAAGCCGAGCAACTTGCCGACCAGCGGAATCTTGGCCAGGATCTTGATTAGCCCGCCGGCGACCTTCGCAGGCAGCAGTGCGATGCCGATGGCAGCGAGGATTATCTTGCCGAAGTTGTCCCGGATCGTTGCGAACACCGGAGCAAACCATTCAAAGTTGAGGAACGCCACACCGAAGCCGAGGCCGAACTGAATCAGTGCTGCGACAGAGCGCTGACCGATTCCATACCAATCGATGTCCTCGATCAGGCTGCTAATCGCAGCAGTAACTTCACCCTTCAACGCCTGCAACTGAAACAGTCCGATGCGTATCAGGTTGCCCAACGCAATCGCAAACTCCTCGCCCATCTGCTCCGGACGCTGAATCAAGTAGCGAATGTCCTTAAAGAAGTTGACGAACGCCATGAGGAAGGGTTCGAACGTCTGCTGCATGATGCTGAGCCGCGCGCCAGCGCGGTCAGCAAAGTCCATGATCGCTTGCCGTGCGTCGTTCGCAGGCTGCTTGATGCGCGTGTCAAAGAACGTCTTAAACTCCTGCGTCTTCTCCCCAACCTTGGTGATGAACGCGCCGATCTTCTCCCCAGCATCCTCAGCAAAGACCGCGATGCGTGGGCCATTCGACTGAATCCAACTTACGATCCTGCCCAGCGCAGGGACAAGCGCACTACCGATCTCGATAGCCACATCCGCGAACAGCGACTTGAGTAAGTCCAACTGAGCAGAGAACGTCTGCAACTGCTTGTTCGCAATATCGTCGGTCGTCCCGGCAGCGTCACGCAGCGCCTTCTCGTACTCCCGAATCTGCTCCGACGTTCCCATGAGGGCCATGAGAGCGGCCAGCGACTTGTCCGAGAAGCCCAACTGAAGCAGCGTCGCCTTCTGCAACTCGTCAGACATACCGTCAAGGCCGGACTCCAACTGACCGACAATGTCAGCCATGTTCCGCATCTTGCCTTGCGAGTCAAACACCTCCAGCCCGAAGGCCTTGAACTCGTCCTTGTTCTTGATCGCCCGAGTCGTCAGGTCACGGAGCACGATCGCAAACTGCGTGCCTGCCAACTCGCCCTTGATTCCCTGATCCGCAAAGGCAGCGAGGACGGCGACGCCTTCCTCCATGTCCTTGTTCAGTGCACGAAGCGCAGCGCCAGCCTTCGTCGTAAGCGCGGATGAGAACTGCTCAACGGAAGCGTTTGCAAGCGTGTTTGCCTTGACAAGCACGTCGGACAGTCGAACCATCTGCTCCATGTTCGCTACAGCATCATCGCGGATCACCATGCCAAGAGCGGACTGCGCGTCAGTCAGCAGGTCGGTGGCCCGAGCCATGTCGAACATCCCAGCCTGAGCGAACGCCGCAACCTTCGGCATCGCCGCGATCGAAGCCGCAGCATCCAAGCCCGCCGAAGCGAGAAAGAAGTAAGACTCCGCAGCCTGCTCCGCCGAGAACGTCGTCGTCTTGGCGACCTCACGCGCAGCCTTCGCCATGTCGTCGCGCAGAGCGTCCGAAACGTCGCCCATGATGGCAACGGACTTCTGCATGGCGCCATCGAACTTGGCAAACTCCCGGACAGCGACAGCGCCGATCAGAGCAGCGCCGGCAGCGACCGCCTTCGCAGCCGCGCCGATAGCGCCGCCCAACTTCGAGAGCCGCCCGTTCGCCTCGTCAACGGCCCCGGAAAGTTGCTTGGAGTCGCCAGTGATCAGGACCGATATGACGCTCGAACCCTTCTTCGCCACCTCGGTCCTTACTGCGGGCTGAGCCCAGCCTTCTTTGCAGCCTTGTGAACACCCCGAGCGAACATCTCTTCGACCTGCTCGCGCCGATCATCCAGAGCAGAGTACAAGAAAGGATTCGGACGGATCGGTCCGCCATACCAAGACCTGCCCAGGTTCGGACGAGTGGCCCACCCGAAGTGGATCGGGCCCGCATACGGCGCCGAGCGCTTCCCACCAGCGCGAACAGAGCCCGACCGCACAGTCGAACTGACGCGCATCGTCGACTTGAGCCGGCCGGACCGGACAGGCACCCGAGGCATTGCGTTGCGGAACACGACGTTCGCAGACTGAATGTAGATCGACTTTAGTTCCTTGCGAGTCCCGTCGTCCATCTGCTTCAAACGCCGAGTAATAACCTTGACGCCCTGGACCTCGATGCGCCCCCGACTAGCCACGACGCTTCGCCTCACGCTCCCGCTCATGCAGGACGGCGATCATCGCCTTCAGCATGTGACTGTCCTCCATGAGAAACTGTGGCGGGATGCTCGTCGCGATGGCAACGCTCGCCACGAGCCAGGTCATGGAGTCTCGGGTAAAGGGAGTTCAGTCGACTCGACGATCTGAACATCGATCAGCGTGTCAAGCCAAGCGTCGAAGCCCTTCTTGGTTGCCGAAGCCTTCCAGCCAAGCCAAAACATATGCTCAGCCTTCTGGTCTGACTGAAACGCGCGACCGAGCCCGGTCTGAAACTCTCGCTCGAACGCGACGATCACTCTCGGTGTCACGGGGACCTCGTCGGCACCATCGGCAGTGACAACGCGCAGGACAAGACCGAACATGACTGCTCCTATTTAGTTTGAAAGATCAGGCAGTGCCACGAGTGAGCACACCGTCCACGGGCCAGGTCACCGACTTCGTCGCCAACTCGCCAACGCCGCCGCCGAAGCCCCACTCGGTCACCAGGACAGAGCCGGAGAACTTGGGGTTTGCGGTGCCGACAGCAGAGCCCTTCGGGAGAAACTCGATGGCAGCGGTGCCGCCGACAAGCGCCCCGATGGTTGCGTCGACCTCGGCCGGGTCGAAGTTCTGGTGGAAGTCCAGAGACACGGACTGATCGCGCAGACCGCCGACACGGGTGCGGCCAGTGTCACCGAACGCAGTCGTCTCGATCTCCTCAGCCTCATCGTTGAACTCGATGGAGTTGATGTAGTCCGAAAAGTCTACGCCACCAACCTTGACATGAACGTTCGTCAGCACGGTACGCGCCATTAGTCTTGCTCCTCCGGCTGCTCAGCCGAATCGTCGTCAACGGGGTCCGGCTGCACCGGCTCCAACTTTGCCTTCGTCTTGCCCTTCGGTTCGTCCGCGACCAGAGCGACGTGCCCGGCCTGGACAAGCACTGCGATGTTACCTGAAAGGTTGCCTTCGTCTACCTCGGTCCCCCGAGGCCAGCCCAAACGGTCGCTCAAGATTACATACCTCATGCCACCACCTCTACCTCGAAGTCAACTCCAAGATACAGCGTCTCGCCAATAGAAACCTGCGAGTAGTTCCGCATCGATGTTACACGGCAAGTGTCGGCCGCACCGCCAAGCGTGCGATCAGACTCGATAGCAGTCTTGACAGAGGACGGACCGACCACAAAACTGTCTGCACGATTCTGAGCAGTCCGGTCATCTGCGCGCCCAACCAGGACAGAGACGACGAACGTGAAAGTATCTGCGCCCCGGTTTGCGTTCAGATCGAACTCGATGCTGTCAGGAAAGACCATCGCCACCGGGGGACGAGGCGCATCGAGCATCGTTGCCGAGACCCGGAGCCCGCTGATGCTTGCCAGGTTCGCAGCGATGCCCGCCCGGATCGCAGAGACAGATGCCATTAGAATCTCACGCGACGGAACGCTGCGAGCAGCATCATGACGTCCGGGTCGCCCTTGAAAGACACGCGCATCCCACCCATGTCCCCGAAGCCAGCGATACCGAGCGGGGAGTCCAGGCGGGTGAACAGCCGCGACGCCTGCAGGATCGTCGCCTCACGCACAGGATCGGGAATCGCATCCCAGCCGAACGTCCCCTCGACCCGGACAGTCGCCCGACGCTCCAGCGCGACCGGCCAGTACCCCTCCTCCTGCGGACGGATCCTCACGTACGGCCAGCCCTCCTGACCGGCAGCCCGCTGGTTCACCGGCTCCAACTGAAAGTCGATAGGCCGAAGCGTCGTCCCAAACGTCCGATCCAGGTCCTCGTCGATCTTGACGGCGGTGACCACCGACACGTCGTCCACGATCAGCGCGTCCATCCGCCCGGTCGGAACATAGTCCCGGACCGCAGTGGACTTGCCGAAGGAACGGTCGCAGTAGGAGTCGACGAAGCGCGACGCAGCACCGATCGCGGTGTTGAGCAGCGCGTCGTCAATGGCATCGGTGATGCGGAGCGCGCCCTTGACCTGAGCGAGCGTTGCGTAGTTTGTCATTCGTGACCTCCGGACCTCGACAGTCTACCTGCCCACCACCGTCCACCTCCGGAAACGGCAGCGCCAGGGAAGTGCTCTCGGAGGATACGCCCGCCGCCAGTGAAGTCCTCGATCACGTACAGGCTATCGCGGGACATGAGCGGACCTACCTGTTTAGCCATGCGCGTGATCGCGTCCTCAGTGTGAGGACCATCGTCCACGAACAGGTCGATCGTCAGGCCCCCCAGCGCATCGACTAGCGGCGTCACCGAACCATACGCATCGAAAGTGACCAGCCGAGGCCGGCGCACAGGAAACGCCCCAGCGCCCAGCAGGACAGGCAGATGTTCGTTGAAACGCTCAAAGTCTAAGTCCAAGCCTACGATCAGCGACTCAGGAAACAGCGCATCCCACAGCGCCAGCGACGCGCCAGTGAACACACCCAACTCGACGACCACCAGAGGACTCAGACCGGCCAGCGCCGAAGCATAGTTCTCGGCATACCCATTACGATCGGCTCCCATCTTGTCTCCACCAAGATTCCAGGGAGCGTGCGGATTTGAATCAAGCGGCGAAAAGACTCCGCGACCCCGGATGATGTTCGGAGCAAACCTTGCCTCCAGCGCGCTCAGCCCTCTAGCGTCCATCCCCAAAACCTTTCCGCAGAGCCCGCGACGAACTCGGCCACCGCATCTGCGCCACGAACAGGAA